CTTCTTTTAAGAGATCATCCATTATTATTCTCCTATTTAGGATTTAGTATAGTTATTGGGAACTATAATAGAATTATTATATTTCGGTTACACCGTATATGATAGGAACGGTGTGTTTAGTTTTGATATATATAAATATAAAAAATTAAAATTTTCTTCCTCTTTTACGAGAATCTTCTTCTAATAGCTTTACTTTTTTCCAATAGTTACGAGCTTTAGCTTTGTTTTTCATCTCTTTTTTAACCGCAGATGGTTTTTTATAAAATTCACGCTCTCTTAGTTCAAACATAAGATTTGAATCTTTTACTTTTCTTTTGAATATACTGAGAGCTTTTTCGTAATTATTATTTTTTACGACAACCTTTATTGACATATTTACCCCTTTACTATAAACTATCTCGTTGTTTCATTAATCTATTGAATTGTTGAGTTATTCTAAAAGCTTTATCACTTAGACTCTGTTTCATCTGATAATCTGTTAGTTTAGCAGCCATCGCAAGAAGCTTTTTCTTTTCGGCTTTTAATTTTTGTATCTGTTTATTCAACTGTTCTTTCTTTTTAGCATCCTCATCGATACTTTTTTCACCTTTAGATTTGTAATTTCTATCTACATAATTAAAGAAATCTTTTTTATCAGAATCACTCATATCTCCGATATCAGAAACATTAAATTTTTTCATAGCTTTTTTAAAAAATGCTTTGTAATCATCTTCTTCTCTGAACATCATTCTTTCAGCTTCATCCATATCATCTCTCATATCCCTATCATCATCATCGTGACCTGGTATATGTTTTTCCCCTATCTGATAATATCTACCTAATATGTGTCCCATATCTTCATACAATCCACTCATTCTTTCCTGTAGAGAATTAGCTTCCGTAGCTACTTTACCGAATTGTTTTGATAGTCCTGTGAGTTCTTTCATATTACGACTGACTGTTACTTTATCGAACATATCATCAACTTCTGATAAAGTGTGTTGAGCTGCTCCTTCTGCTATAGAAGATAAAGTTTCTGCTACCTCTTTCAGATTACCTTTACCATAAATTGACTCACCTATAGAATTGAAGTTGCGAATTGTTTCGGTTAACTCTTTTACATTTACAGATGGTTGTTCCTCTTCATTCTTTGTCCAAGGACTTTCTGAAATTACACCACCAGCAACTGTTATTTCGTTGAGTAAATCTTTTAATTTTATATTAGCCATAATATTCTCCTTAGATATAAATATCTACTTTCTTAATTTTCCTTTCGGCATATATCGCCTAAATCCACTTCTAACTTTTCTAAACAACATTCTTAAAAAGGGTCTTTCTCCTTCGTGTGTTCTATTTACTTTGCCAGTTTCTATACCTCTGACAATATCCAATGCATCATACTTACCACTTTTAACACCATCCATCATTATTTTAATAACTTGCTGTGAAGCCTTACCCAATACATTCGACATTTTTTTAACATCAACATCTATATTAGACTTTGCTTCAGGATTACTGAACTTAGCAGGTATAGAGGTGATATCTTCTTTTTGAAATTTATCTTCCAAACCATCCTTACCATCCAAATAATTGTAAACACTTTGTAAGTAATCCATAGATTTAGTAAGTTTAGATTGTACCCATGCTGGCATTGATACTTCACCACCATTACCAACGTTATCAACTATTTTGTAAATCATTTTAGCATACTTCATAGAACGTTCTAATTGAGCTTTAGCCATTTTACCTTCATGGTCACCAGCTTCATTGACATCATACTTTTTCTTTTTGTACAATATATCAAGAGCATCTATATCTTTATCAATATAGTCTTCCGGCTTTTCTAACAATATGTCTTTAAGTTTTATCACTTTATTAATTTATATGCAATATCAGCCATCTTTGAGATAGATAACTTTTCATATCTTTTTTTGTTAGCACCCGTTAGTGCTTGATGTACTTTCATTATAGCATTGGCAGTTTGCATGTCTATAATAACTCCACCGATTCTTTTGAATTGTTTTTTCTTTACAATATCCTTTATCTTATCCATATTGTTGGCTTCATTTACGGACTCGCCTGCAAATTGTCTTTTGTAAAAATCTACATCTGATTTAGATTGTTTTTTAGGAGCTGGTTTATCTTTCTTTTTGAACTTATCTTTAATTCTTTGAAATATACTCTTTGCTTTTTTATGAGCTGAAGGATCTTTTTTTGCATAGGAAGATTGACGAGCAGTATTTACAGATATCTTATTTCCTTGAGCATTCTGTATAGCCATACGGGCTGCTGTAGCGATTACTGCTGGGTTTTCATTCAGAATCGACTCATACATTTCTTTAACCTTTTTTGGTAAATCATCATGTTTTGTAGCAGCGTATTTCTTAACAGATTTCTTATCCATAGATTTAGCAGCCTTCTGAGCAGCTTTGGAAAACTTACTAGCAGGCACATCACCTTTCTGTATAGCTCTTACTATACCCATAAATTTCTGTTGCTGTTTGGATTTGGCTGGCATTTTATTTATCCTTGGTTGCTATATTATCAATTAGTTTACTAAGTTTATCCAGCATTGGACTTACTTTACCAAATGCTTTATCTAAAATTCTAGAAGAAGTTTTATTACCAGTAGATTTATCCAACATCTTTTTTATATCGCTGATTCCCATTATAAAATCAATCTCTATCTCTTGATATTTTCTTATTATTGCCTTGTCTTTAACTTCATTTATAGCTTTATACCTTTTACCATTAATTTCTATAATACGTTTCATTTCCTATCCCCTCATTATATCGTTAATGACTGCTTCAACCCTACCATACTTTGTATCACGAACTGCGACATTCTTATCAACACTTTCGTTCATTGGATATAGGAAAGCACCATGTGTAGATGGATTACTTACGAAATCAAAAGCGATTAGTTCAAAGTCATCACCTACCTGTTGAGCATCCGATTCGTGCATTGGTTCTACTGAACCCATTCCACGAGAAGATATACCTAATTTGATTCCATTCTTAAATAATTCTCTGAGTATGTTACCGCTTGGTGTGGTTAGTATCTCTACTGTACCGACTAAATCATCTCCATTGAATGACATCTCTGTAATATTGTGGGAGACATTTGATAAATTCACAACAGATGACTCAGGATGGTCGAGTTCTCCCATAGCTCTTTTTTGTTTTACAAACCCTTCGGAATACTTCTTTGCCTCCCGCATTAGAATTTCTTTTGGATAAACCCTACCATTTTGGTTTTTGGTATCAGCTCTTTGTAGAACACCCTTAACAACTAATTTTCCGTTGTTTTCTTTCATAGCCTCACTTATCTGGTGTGGCTGTATTTCAAATGGTAAATAATCTACTATTAATTGTTTCATTTTAGACTCCTAAATGTTCTATCATAAATCTCTTTTAATACACGAGGATTAGATTTTTTCTTTTCTTCTTTAATTGGTTTATATTTCTGTCCATTAATTGTGATTGTTTCGTCTTTACCCTTTACAATAGATTTAGCATAATCTCCTAAATCAAACAAAGTTTCATCACCTTCACCATCCATAGCCTTTCTAATTTTTTCATCATCTACTAGTTTTTTAAGAGCTGCGTCTGCTTCTTCTTTACTACCAAAATACATTGGAGAAGATCCCATTCCCAATTCTATAGCATATTGAGGTTCATCAGTCATATTTCCATCATCATCAAAATTTGGAGCAGCATGAAATCCTAATACATTATCGGGATCGTCATCTTTTCCAACCAAGCCATGAATCTCTCCACCATAGTTTGCATCTTCTGAACCAACTGTTAGTCCTTTATCCTTTGCAATACCATGCAACTCATCTTCAATTTTTTCATTTTCTTTTTCTGATGCATTTTTTTCGTCATCTCCATATTCTCTATCAAAATCTGCTTGTCTACCAGCATCACGATCATCATCGTAACCAGCACTTGGTATATCGCCAGTATCAGGTTCATCACTAGCATCAAATGCATCTCTTTCAAAATCACTGCCACCTAACTTATCACCTGCATCTTTTTCACTATCATCACCGCCTTTTTCTTGCCCACTCATCTTATCCCAAGCTTGCTTTGCTGGATGGTCTTTATCCATCTTTTTAGCAGCACCGGCAGTCATTTCTTGAGACTCACCATCCTTATCTTTATACTTGATGATTTTGTCGTCATCAACTTCATCGATACTTTGTGCAATTTCTAATAATGAAATCATTAGTCTTTCTCCATCATTATTTCGTGTTTAAGACTTTCCAATTGTTCTATCCATTGACCAAGCCTTCTCAACATATAATTCTTATCTACATCTTTTTTCTGTATCTCTATTTGCCATCTTTTCAACAAAGTCGAAATACTAAAAAGCGTGTCCATATAGGACTTCTTTTTATCCTCAAACGCCATAGTAATCTCGGTTACTGTAACTGACCTACCTTATTCGCTAGTTTTACTAACCTCTCACTTATTTTGTTTAAAGCCTTATGTGTATTTTTCCAATATGACCTAGAATCTACATTCAGTTCATTCTTTAAACGTACATTCATCTTTACTAATTTATCTAAATTATTGAGACTATCTCTAATCTCTCTCATAGAACGACCAATCTTTTGTTTTGGTGACAAAGTTTCATCGTTTCTATAATCGTGGTACTTACCCTCACTAACATAATTGTAGCCAGTTGAACCCAAATCTCTTTTCTTTTTCTTCTTTTTGTCTTTTTTAGGGTCGGAAAAGGCATATGGAGTTTGATATCCAGGTGTGGCAGCTGAGGTAGAAGCTTCTTCGAGCTCCTTTTTGATTAACTCTCTGATAATCTCTTTGAGTTTATCCATTTTTGACATTTTCAAGCTCCTTAACTAATTGATAATATCTCATTAGCGTAACTACTTGTTTATCTTCAACTATTCTACCTTTCATAAGGGTATCTGCCTGATTTATAGCCTCATTAAGTTTAATCTTTGTAACTTTATCATCAACTTTAGGTAAAAATGATTGGAGTTTAGATTTTACTCTTAAAGTTTCAGTTTCTATGAAATCTTTTAAAGAATTTGTGTTTGAAATATTGTTTATGTATTCTTTCAAAAGTTTTTTCTGTGATTGACTTAGTGAGCTATATTTTTTATTGAATTTTTCTACTAATATACCGTAAGCAAGGAGTCTTAAATCTTTTTCTTGCTTTTTGTAACCCTCAACAAGTGCTTTTTCTTTCTTTTCAGATGAAATAGACTTTCTTGTGATGTGTTCTACTATGGTAAATCTACTTTGGGTTTCAGAAGCAGGATTTGTACCATAATTTGAATCAAATATTTTGTATATTGAAGCATTGACTTTGTAATTTGGAATTCTAGCCATAAAAAAATCATTTACATTGTAATTTTTCTTAATTTCTTTAATTAAGTTGTATTTTTCTCTTTTTAAAGTAGAATTGTTAATTTTTTTGTGTGTTTTTACAACAGCATCAACTAAATGGTTAGCTTTTATTTCAGACTTGTAATTTTCAGTTGTAAGAACTCTGTATAATTCGTATTCCTTTCCTAATTGTGTTTTCTTATTAAAAAATTCTTTTAAAATCTTTGCGGCTGAACCCTTTTTATCATTATTCAGAACATCAACTGTTATTTGTCTTGTCAATAATTCGAATAAGATACCTGTATTACGAATTTTTGAGTGTTTTGTTTTTAAACTCATTTTAAACTCCAATCATTGTACAATACTTCATATATAAATATATCGTTAGTTAATTTTTCTTAGTATTAATGGAAGATACTTCAGATTTATATTCATCTTCAATTTCATTTGACTCATTAATAAGTGTTTTTGCATTAGTACCTAAATGTTTAAACAAATTTTCGTAATGCTTTAAGGCGGTGTTACTATAAGCCATCTTTTTATCATGCGCACCCAATGGGTCTCTACCTCTCACACCACTATCTTTGCTGTATTTATTAGCTTCTTTTGGTCTTCCAGAACCTGGCTGTCCACCTTCGTCTGAACCACCTTTATCATCTAACTCATGACCTGTTCTTCCCATAGCCATGTCTGATGGTGTGCCTTGTGATTGTCCACTTTTAGCAGGATCATTACCTTCTGATTCAATCTGTTGTCTTCTAAATTTATTTTTGTAATCAAATATTATTTGGTCGTCATTATCTTTAATCTGTTCATCTGTAAAACCAAATATATTTTTGTAAATCCATTCGGATGACATTAAACCATCCCTAACCATTGAATCGGCTAAAGAAGTTTTTTGTGTCCATAATTCAAGTTTTTCTTGTTCATATATTGTTGATGGATTTGTTAAACCTAAATCAAAATTTACAAGTTCTTGGTCTCTAAATCCCTGTGAATAGAGATGAACGACAGCAATCTTAGTCAATTCACTAACTACAATTCTTTGTATCCTTTCAATTGTTCTGGCAAACCTAACATCTTCAGCTGCCAACGTAGCCTTTGAACCCAATCCTTCTTCATATCCTAAGAAAGCCTTTGGAACTCTCAATGAAGCCATTAGTCTGTTTCTCAGATACTCAATGTCATCTACAGCATCATAGCTCAAACCACTAAGTGATTCAATATTAGTTCCACTATCACCACCCCTTACAGGTAAGAAAAAGTCTTCTGTTAGATTTTGTATGTTGTAACGAAGATTGTAATCACCTGTTTTCTCATCTATGACAGGAGCTTTCTTCATTTTATTGATTGTCTGTTGCATAAAGTTATCAACTTCAGCAGGTGGTATGTTACCGATATCTAACTTGAATATTCTTTTTTCAGGTGCTCTCATTATACGATGTATCAACATAGCATCTTCCATAAGAGTTAATTGTTTCCAAACTTTACGTCCAGCCTCTAACATAGAACGACCATAAGGTACATAGTTTGAGTCTGATAGTAATCTGAAATGAGCTATCTCATAATTCTCAAAAGTCTTCGTATCTTGTTTTTTCTCCGTATGTCTATTAGCATCTCCCTGTGGTGTTAACATAAACTGAACTAATTGTGGATTATCTGGATCGTGTCCTTCCATACGAGCAACGTCATAAGCTGACATCGGTGTAACATTTGTCACTCCGTACTTTTCTGTCACTTCTAATTGTAAAAAGAAGTCACCATATTTATTCATATTACGAACCCACGGCCAAAGATTAAACTCAATATTGATTATATCGTAAAATAAATTATGTAAAATATCGTATATCTGATTATTATCTGTTTGGATATCCAATACCTTACCGTATTCATTCTTCATAGTAGATTCATCTGAGTAAATATCTAAAGCAGATGCAATAATTGAATCAGTATCCATTGACTCATAATCTCTAAATAAACCTAAGCGTAATTGTTGTTGATACAATTGGTCACTATATCCGTATTGTTGCATATTTGAATATAGTTTACTATACCTATCAACTAAGTTAGTTTGGATACTAGATTGTAATTGTCCTGTGTCTACAATCTTTAGTTTTCTACCACCGATATTTCTAACAATTGTATTTGTAGAAAATAATCTTCTTAGTCTTGAAAATAAATCTTTTTCAGCCATAATTTTACCTCTTAGTTAATTAACCAATCTAAGTTTTCTTTTTCTCCGTTGGGACCTATTTCCATTTCCCAAGAGTTAGTCTTATTGGTTGGTTTTTGTGGTATCATTTGTGTTGATACACCACTTAAAGTTTTTTTAGTTAGTTCTATACCTTCATTTCTTAATCTTAATGCAGTATCTCTTACCCAAAGAGTCAAAGCAAAACTCATAACTAAATCATCGTTATATCCCTGCATCGCTTCAGCTTTATTGTTGTTATATATAAATACAAACAATTCATCAATTAATCTATTTGAACGAACAATTACTGATTTTTCTCTGAAATATTCTTCTAATTTAGATATTACTAATGGTCTTGTTTTCATAGTCATACTAAATCCAGCTACCATATTTCTATCTTGTGTTCGATATCTGTTATTTATTTGATGTTCAGTATCTACATACTTCAAATCTTTACTTGTGTAAAATAAGTTTTCATAACCTCTATCAATACATTGTTGTAGAGCAGCCCAACCTATGTTATTATTTTCAACAACCAATAAAGCGTTATTATATTCTGTGGCAACGTTGACACATAAATTACCAAAATCTTTTGTAGACATTCTACCTTTATACTCAGCTACTTGTTCCATAGTTTCTATATCCATAACGTGAAACGCTGAATAATCCGAACCATCCCCTCTACTAACATCAGCACTTAGTACATAGTCTTTTGTATAGTTTGGTGATTGCCATATCCAAAGGTTACTATCTACTCCTCTTTTCTCTAAAGGGTCTTGAGCTTGCTTCTCTCTGTACTCTTCAAGTATAACACCATCAATAACTGTTTGTCCTGAAGTTATAAAATCACAATCACATTCTTGAGCAGCTAATGAAGGACCTAATAATTTATCTTGCTCTTTTCTCCAATCTTTATTTCTTTCTGGATGTAGATTCCAATGTAATTTAATAAAGTTCCAATCATTTGTCCCATCTTCGGCACCCACCCAAGTTTTGTGAAACCAATTACCCACACCATTCGGAGTAGATAGTGCGATACATTGTCCACCAGTAGATAGTGTCTGTGAAGCAGCAGCCCATATCGGTTCAATTTTATCAATAAAAGCAGCCTCATCCAATATTAATAATGAAAGAGCCTCAGAACGACCAGAATCTTCTCCGCTTGAGACTGCTTTAATTTGTGAACCATTCTTATATCTCAAAGATAGTTTATTATCTTCCGTACATTTTTGTTTCAACCAAGAGGGTAAGTTGGCGTGCATCACTCTTACTTTTGTAACTAAGTTTTTTGCAGTATCTTGTTTAGTTGCAATTACTAAAATATTTTTATCTTGTCCGAATGTCATCATCCAAAGTGAATAACCAGCAGTTAAAGTTGATAAACCTAACTGACGAGCTTTTAGTATAATGTTGAATCTATGGTCTTCAAAAGTACCTAATGCTTTTTCTTGATACTCGTATAAATGAAATGGCACTTTTCCTTTCATTGGATGCTGAACAACGCAATATTTTTTCAGAAAATATACAGGATCTTGAGCACACTTTGTATACTCTTTTTTTATTACTTCTTTTAGTACTTGTGGTTTCATTATATCTTTCCTAAAATAAATCCTATTCCTAACCAAAGATATTGACTTTCATACCATTTCGGCTTTACTAACTCTACTAACTTTTCATTCAGCTCATCACGAGTTTTTAATAAATTAATTTGTTTATCCTTAGCATCTAGTAATAGTGAATCAACTTTTGCCTGTTCCTCCATCTTTGATACTAATTCTTCACATATCGAAAGAGAGTTTGCTATACGAGCACTGTCTGCCTGTAATTCTTTGATATTGTTAGCAATATTTATCATCTCTTTTTGAGTAAGAGTCACATCTTGAGAAAACAAAGGTACTAGTAGTAATATTGTAATAAAGTATCTCATACTACTTCTTAGCAAATTTACGAAGAAATTCTACTGCCTCATCAGCGTTGTCTTCATCAAATGCTTTTTCCATTTTTTGTGTTTTCTTTTTACTAATCGTTAGTTTACGTTTTAGACTACCAATTTCTCTTTTAGAAGCTTTTTTAGTTGTTTCCAATTCTTTTATCTGTTTTTCAACCTTCTTTTCTTCTTTTTTGTTTTCTTTTATAACCCCTTCTAGTTCTTTTACTTCTTTACTTTTAGCTGCACTAGCTGCAAAAAGACCACCAATTAAACCTAAGAGTCCAAGTATTAATTTCCATATTTTCATTGTTCGCTCTCCAATTGTTCTAAAACTTCTGTGTATTTACCTAAAGCCTCATCTGCTTCCTTTTGAAACTTTTCAATGTTTACATCCCATTTTTCTTTTTCTAATTCAGGATAATTAACACCGACATTGTTATACCATTCGGGTGCTTTCATATCTTTCCATTCTTTGATGGCTTGTATTTGGTCTTTTATGTAACTTATTTTATTATTGATTACTTTTTGTTTTTCCCATTCCTCATATTCACCCTTTACTCTTAGTTTGTTTTCAAACTTTACTTGACAATCAAAACAATGACCATAAAGACTCCACATTTTATCATCTAATTTTTTTTTCATAACTTTACCACAACTTGGACAAAACATCGGCATTCTAGCATCAGCCATAATTTTTGAAAGTTTGCTTATCTTATCACCGGGCTTTTCTTTTTTTCCCTCATAACCAACCATTACTCTTTTTTCAGGAGTTTTACCTTTTAGTAAATCTCCAAGTGCTTTATTTTGTCTTTCTGTTTCTCTGCTGTATGACATAACCTACTCCTATACGAATTTTAACATACCTAAGATTTGATTTGCTGGTGCAAATGCGCCGGTATATTTATATAGTTTTCCTTTAAATACAAAAGTAATCCCTTCTGATGGTACTACTGATTTTAAACCACCAATAGCATTCAATCTATCTAGTTGAGTTTTTAATGTGTTTAATACCTTTGGATTCTTTGATTTTTTAACTTGTGAAATCGCTTTAATCAAATCTTGTCTGATTTTTTGCACAGCTTTTTTAGGATTAGCAGCTATAAAATCACTAAGATTAGAAAGTATTTCGGCTCCTAATTCAAAGAAAAGAACTTCCCAATCTCTTATGTGTTTCTTTTGTAGTTTTGCATGATCCATTTTATCTGTTGATAATATCCAATCTAAAAACTTTGGATATTTTTTTAAATCTTTTCTTATCTGTGGTACTTTGTAAGACTTATCAAAGAAAGCCCATCTTCTAACTAACTTTACTAAAATTCTATTATCTGGATTTTTATAATCTGTTTGTTTAGCGCCATTATAAATGTACTCCATCCAATATGCCTGATGATATTCAGCTAATGTATTACTTCCTTTTAAATTATATTCTTTTTGCAATTTATCCAATTTACCTAAGAAATAACTTTGTCTTTTACTGAAGTCTTTAACTTTTGGTAACTGTGATATGAAAGGTTTTTCAATTTTAAATGCTTTTTGTATGTCTTGGTTTACCTGTTTAATCATACCAGCCAACATTCTAGCACTACCTCTATCTTCTCCGATTGGTGCACCAGCAGAATCATACTCAATAGTTCCGTGAAACTGTAATAGTGATTTATCATAAGGTATGACATTTGCAGTCTTAGGATATATAACCTCTAAAGACATAAATTTTTTACCTTCATCAAATATTTTATTTTTTTGAGCATCACTCAAACTAGCTACTGCTTTTTGTAAATCTCTCATAGCGTAAACAAATGCTTTTTCAATTTCACCCCTACCAGCAAACATATTTTTAATTCCATTTATATCCAATGCATTAGCACCATAATTTTTAATATGTCCTTTGTTACGGGCTGCGATAAGTTTTCCATTCTTCCAACTCACCATTATATTCTGACCATCTGTCTTTTCTGTAACTGCCCCCTCACTATCCAGTTTTCCCTGTAGTGTATTAATAATTAGTTTTCTAAAATCTGAAAATGTCAAATTTTTATCATCAAATGGATGATTAAGATGTCCATATGCACCACCTTCCAATATTAGTTTGACTTCTTTATCTAAATTAAATTTTTCAAATAAGGATTCTATCTCATAAGAGTCTTCATCGGCTCCAGCTGCAAACAATGTACCTATTATATTATTTATAGCCGCTGTTGTTCCCATCCAACTAACAACTTCCCAACCCAAAGGTTTGACAACACCATCCATCCATTTTTTATACTTAGTTACAGCTGATGTTGAACCAGCTGCTTGTCCGTGGTCTAAATAAGTCAAAGGTACTGACCTGTATTCTTTTGTTATTGAATTTTTTGCATCGTTACTCAAAACATAGTCAACAACTTTCCAACCAGCTTCTTTATAGATTGAATCTAACCATTTTTTAGAAGTTTCTTTGTATGTGTTGTAATCAGTATAGAATGTCGAAGGCCCATCATCTAAATTTCCGTTAGGTGTGGATGTAGCTTCCAGTAAAAACTCTTCAATGAGTTCATCTGATAAATCATATGATTCAAATAATTTTCTAAATTTGTTTGTCATCATATTATACACACCTTTATCGAAATAACCAAATACTTTTTTGAATCCTTTTATTCTTTCTTTTTCATCTACATTGGGATCACCTAATAGTTGTCTCATCTGTGTACCACTTACATTACCTGCTTGTGGTGCTGTGAGATAGTAGCCATGAATATCAAATCCCTCTAAATTGTTTTTGTTTTTAATAAAATCTTGATAGTAAGTTTTTCCACCACCTTTTTTAGTTCCACCTTTTAATCTACCAGCATCTTTAACACCAAAAGCATAAACAACTGCTGTGGTATTGGGATTAAATTTTTTGAGTAGATTAGCTGCTACATATGGAGTTTTCTCTTGTATAATTCTATTTTTTGGAATACCCATCTTAACCATATGTCGAACTTTTTCTTTGAAGTCCATTGGATGTCTTGGTGGTTGTTTTATATTAGATGTAGTTATGTAGGCTTCATCAACTCTTTTACTTAACCATTTGTAAGTAGCTAAATGTCCACTATGAAATGGTTGAAATCTACCACCAAATACTCCGATGACTTTTTTGATTTGTTTTTGTTCATTTACTTTTTTATAACCACTACCATAAGGAACGGAAGTGTTTCCTTTCTTCTTCATCTTTTTTACCATCTTACGACTTGGTGATGGTAACATACCAGCTGGTGCTCCGAGCTCCTCATTCTTCTTTTTGGTTTTCTTCTTCATCTTATTGATGTAAGCACGGTAAACAGCAGCCTGTGATGTCTTACCCATTTCTCTAGCTCTTTGTTCCATAGCAACTGCTGCTTGTATTTTATGAGCGTGAGATTTACCACTACCTCTGATTTTACTAACCGATGCCTTAGCATCTTTGACTGTAGCAAACTTTAATCCTTTGATTGTTCCTTTTGGATTCTCATCTGTGTATAAATCAGAGTGTGACTTTGAACCACGATGTTGTCCTTTTTTACGAGGTACTCTTGGTGCCTCATCAACACTTTTTAAAAAATCTTTATCTCTACCCATTCTGAATTTGACAACAGGCCTTCCATTTATAGTTGGCATTCCGTATTTATCTTTTCCAATATTTTTTACAAACACCTTTTTGTTTTTAAATCTTCCTGTTAGAATTGTATCTCCAACATTCACATCTATTTTAATTTTTTCATCTAATATCTTTTGTTTAGCTATCCACTTTTTACCTCTGAAATTCTTCACGGGTTTACGGATAAAATTACCTATACCTTTTTTAACCAACATATTGAATTTTTTTGTAGCTGCTTTTTCACTCAAAGTATCACTATTGTTAACCATCATAAAATTAGCATTACCGAAAAGTCCCTGAAAAACTTCTCTATTTCGTTGAACATCTCTCCAGCTTTTTTCTACTAGCTCTGGATTGAGTTTACGTGGTCTTTCCATATTTCTTTGTTGAGCTATTTCTAAATCCGTATGAACAAATACCATAAAACAATCGTAACCTATTTCTTCGAGTTCCATTTTTTGTTCTTTAATCTTATTGTATTTATGTCCTGTACCATCTATGATTAAACCTAACCTACCATCCATGTAGAGTTTCTTACGCGCAGCTGTAAGTTCTTTTGCTCTACTTCGTAATCCGCTGTAGTCTTCGTAATCAGGATCGGTTAATTGTCTGAATAGTTCTTCTGGCATATCATCTAAATCTGTACCGAATCCATACTTCTTCAACATACGAACTAATTCTTTATCTTGATTGACTAATTTCAACCCATAAGCCGATACATTTATCTTCTTAGGGATGCCAAACAATCCACTACCAACAAATCCTTTACCACTACCAGGACCGCCAGCCAAAAATACTGCTTTGAGAATACCAGGATCGTTGATTCCTTCTTCTATTAAAAAAGGTTCTGTTAAATATTTTGTAAGTTTATCCATAACAATAAATATTAAATAGTTTATTTATTATTTTAAATACTTGAACTTGATGATACATGATTGAGATATGAAGCCTTATGTGAATCTGTCCACAAAGCATTAGCTATCGTCTGAACATCAGTAGGCTGCTCTGCTAAACTAGCAGATGTGGCATTTGGGTACAATGTTGTTCTGTGAGTAGTATTTGCTATTTCAGCACCATCTTCGATTACCCTTACTTGTGTTCTTACTTGCAATACTTTCCAAGTATCCATTTTAACACATTCTACTTGACTTAATATTGTTTCTTTTGTTATTGCCATTTTTGTCTCCTAATTAAATTTCTATTGTACTGTGTAAGTTGCTGAAAGATATATATAAGAATTACCACTACTGATATGATCCCACTCTAATGCTCTCCACGCAGCACCAGTAATCGATTCATAAATCAACAGTTCTGTTCCATTTGTATAAACTGTCATGTTACCCCGACCTGCTGTAAATGTTATGGTATGGAGCATACAAGTACCAACAACATTTGCAACAGATGGTGAATATGGTAATCCGGAAATTTTTATATCGTTGCCAGAACCACCGACATCTACAATAATTTGTCTTATCTGTGCCCATACGTGAACTGAGTCACCGATTCTAATGTATCTAGCATTTGCGATTGTACCACTACCAGCGAAATTCAAAGATGGTGTCCACGTTCCTTCATCGTAGTAAGCTAGTGATTCATTACCAAATTGTATTCCACTCGTATCCGTAACAAAACCACCGTCTGCTTGAACTGCGCCAGTTGCTGTTATAGAATCAATACTACTAATATCTGTACTTCCATCGCCGACTATATTTCCATTTGCCTCTATATTTCCTGCAAATGTGGATGTTCCATCCACAACTAAATTATCAGTACCTGGATCTGTTGCACCACCTACATGAACGCCACCATATGCACCTATGTAGTTATCAACGACTAAATTATCAGTACCTGGATCGGATGTTCCACCAACATGAATACCACCTAAAGCTGTAATATAATCACTTACCTCTACGTGAGTACCAACATAGAGATTATCAGGAGTGTAAATTCCGTAAGTATTTGATATTCCACTATGAGTACCTGAAGTTGCAAAGTATCCACCTATGAGAGTTCCGGATGTAGAAGAAGTACCATCTACTTCCCCAATCAATCCTGCAATTTTATCATTAGCTCTAAGTGAAGTACCACTACCTGACATGTGTGCTACAAATTTTCCAGCTCCAGCTAATCCAGTTCTTTGGCTATTATGTGTTAAGATACCATTGGCAAAAAATGTATGATTAACTTCTATTTCAATATCATAAGTTCTTATTTGTTCATAGTAAACTTCAGCTTTTATCAGCTTTGTTTTCCTAAGAGTTGAACCATCATTGAATAATATTTCATCTCCGATTTCTAACTGATTCCATTTTTCATTTATCCAATGATGTACCCTCTCTCCCCTTTTTGGATTCCAAGCAGTAACTCCATCTTTACCCTCAACAATAAATGGGTTAGCGATCGTTGCGTGAACAAAAGTATCGTTATCAAACCATAACTTTACAGTTAAATCATCATCTTCTTTTAAATGTTCTTGTGTAAATAATTCTTTTACTCTTCTATTTTCTAATTTTTTTGTTAATATATTGTAAGATTGTACCATCTCCCCTATTTTAACATCTTCTATATTTTTTTCTGTTCTATCCGACATCAAAATCTTTGTTCCAGCAATAAAACACTCAGCAGCATTGGTTGCAGCAGTCAACTGTGCTTGGGTTCTACCTGAAATTGTTCCGAGAGAAGCGCCAGTTGAAGAAGTACCAGTACCAGTATTGAAAACCGTTCTGATATCAATAAATGCATCACTTCCAGTTATTGAAGCAAAGTTTGAACCTCCAAATATCGACCAATTGGATACGTTTCCTTGATCGGGAACAAATCCCCTTGCCATCTGTAGACCAACTCCTGAGACATTAGTACCACCCTGATATTGGTCGTCTCTCAATATTCTAAATGCAGATGCATCTTGGTTTGATATTATTTCAATATCGGAGCCGGTTATAGCAGTTGATGTTATTTCAAATCCACCAATTTTACCAGTTGCAGCTGTAACCTTACCAGACATAATTACATTACCATCATTCTTCAGATGAAAATTACTAGAACTTATTTCTATGTTAGTATTACTACCACTTACAAATTGAGAACTGCCACCTAAGAAAAATCTTTCTGATTTCATAAATAGAAAATCATCATTTCCTGAATATCTTATGTGAGAAGCATTTGCTTTACCTATTTGAAATCTAGCTCCGTTAAATCCTGATTCCAAGTAAAATCCATCGGTGTTACCACCATATGAAACTCCGCTATGATTTCTTAGTATCGTGTTTATCCCGCTACTACCAGTTGTAGTTGTTATCATAAATCCTTCATATGAAGAATTTGGTTGTGCTACCACGCCAGCTTCAACACCGCCGTTATTTTGTAGGCTTGCTCTACCCATCCAAAAATCAACTCTTGCTGCACCAGATGCAGCTTTTATAGTTTGCTGTATACCAACACCCATTGACTGGCTAAAATTAGTAACATTGATTAAGGGTAGATTGCTGTTATTTGGATATGATGGTGACAAAACCACCGATCCAGTTACAAATGGACCCAAGCCCAATAGTCCTGATGTATCATTGATAACATTTGAAAATAGAGTTGAACCAGTAATTTCAAATGAAGATATGTCACCTGATGTTGCTCTAACTTTACCTTTCATCTCCAACCCAGCAGCTGATGCCGATAGAGCGGTTGTGTTTGCATCTGTCTTTATTTCTAAAGCATCGCTTGTTATTTTTACGTGCTTAGCTGCTGTAGAACCGATGGTTGTTGTCGCTCCAAGTGAGGCTCTTATCGTATCCGTGCCACCTGAGTCTGTTATAAAATCTAATGTTGAACCATCTAGTTTTGCAAATGAACTATCGTTTGCATCAACACCTAGTTTTAGAACATCTGAGGTTAACGAGATTTTTTCAGAATTATCTTCTTTTATGAAGACACCACTACTATTAATTTTTACTTGGTCGGTCGAACTCCCTATTATGGTTTCTGCTGCAAAAGTAGCTACTGGAGTACTAGCATCACCATCGAATACTTTCATTCCATTCGCATCTACTGTAGCCTTATGAGTATTATCTTGAAAAATACTCACAGTACCACTGGCAATTCTAATACAATCATCCGTAGATGTTGTGGTTACAGCAGCACCAGAACTACCAATTACAGTTGTAGCACCAAATATTGCTCTGACTTGACTGTTCTCAGTTAAGGTAAATCCTGAACTATCAATTACTAATTTATCTGCTGCTGATGAAGCAAGTGTGACAACACCAGTATCTATATTCAATACATTAGTTCCAGCCTCATCAAACATATCGATATCAGATGAACTAAACACAAGTCTATTTCGTGTACCATCGTTAATAGTAATCGTTCCACCAGTTAATGTTACATCATCACCAAATGAAGCAATATCAGTAGTATTGTTTCTAATTTTAATTCCAACGTTTTCATCAATAAATACATTTCGTTTATTTGTGTCAACCTCACCCAATGTAATATCAGAGGAGAAACTTGCTAAAGTTGTTGAACTATTTTTTACTGTTAAACCTGTGCCTGATACGACTGCGTGCTGTCCAGATGTATTACCAACTGACACATCGGTGCGCGACATAGAAATCTGTCCTTCTGCATCTGAACCTATCGTTATACCGCCGGCTACGAATTTACCTTTTACGGCTGTACCCTCTTTGATTTGAAAGCCTGTTGTGTCGATGACTGCATGTGAACCTGTTGGAGAACCCAAACTTACCTTACCAGCTCTTTGTAAATGAAATCTCGAAGAACTTATCTCTATCGAACCAGCAGCTCCACTTACGAAAGCAGTAGCTTTACTTCCTATTAAGAAATCAGAAGATGATACTATCAGTTTTGTACCATCAAACGATATCCTACTAGCAGTAGCATCACCCATCATAAATTCACCACTACCAGTTACATACATTCCTCTTCCGCTTGTTATACCTGTTGGTAAAACTTTACCGAATGACATTGAGGATTCGGTTGATGATATCTGAAAAGCGTTTGTATTTATATCAATATTTTTTGATTTAATAGTTAGAGGTGAACCGATTCTTATTTCATTTCCATCGGTATCTCTAAGAGCAAATTGTCCTGATTCTGATACGAACATACCAGCTCCAGAATCTAATCCTGCGTTTTGCCCAAATTTTAAGAATCCAGCACCTGTTGATGTATCTATTTCAAAATCTGGTGTTTTAACTCTAAAATCACTAACTCCGATTCTAACATCACTACCAGTTATCAGAGCTGCTGAAGCAGTCAACTTACCTTCCATATTCACATTGAATGGTGCATCAGCAAAATTAGCATGTCCTAAATGTAAACCTCTGGTTGCTATAGCTGTGGATGTCGATGCATTAACTTTGAATACTGTATTGCTACTACCAAGCAACATTGATGAATTACCCGGATTGAGTTCAAAATTTGTAGCCGATAATGTGTTAGTTCCTATATTAAATTGTCCTATTGTTCCATCTGTAGCACTAATTTTTCTAACTATCACATCACCACTTGATTTGATATGAAACTTTGATGAACTAATTTCCAACTTACCACCACTACCACTTACAAAAGCACTACCTGTTGCTCCCATAAAAAATGATGGTGTTAGTATATTTACTGCACTTCCACTTAGTGTTGTTGTGCCTGAACTTTGTATAACCAATGAACCACCACTACCACTAATAAAGTTTCCTGCCTTACCTAATCTAAAACTTGGTGCGCCTAGTAATATTTCACTACCACTAGCATTAAATTTTTCAGTTTGTATATCGACATTTGTTCCGTCAAATTTTATAAATTTATTAGAACCATCTCCAGCATAAAGCTTTCCACCTCCACCACCAGCACTTACATACTCTAATTGAATACCATCTTGCCCAAAAGTTGCTTTATTTATAGCTAATTTTTTAGCAAATGAATCCATAAACATACCGCTAGATGATATTTGAGTGGTGTTTAATGTCCAACCACCAATTTTTCCCTCTGAAGCAACAACCGAACCACTTATCTTCATTGTATTTGTAGTAGGATTCAGATGGAAAGCAGATGAACTAATTTCCAAACTACCACCTGAACCACTAATGAATTGTGTGTTTGAATCACCGAGTAAAAATTTTGAAGAACTAATTATCAGATTAGTACCATCCCACTCAATTCTACCATGACCTGCTTTACCAGCTCTGAAGTGTCCACTGCCACTCATAAATACACCAGTTCCACTTGTCAAACTTTGTCCAGTAGCACTAGCACCCAATACAATCTTAGCAGGAGAGCTATTGATAACAAGAGTAGAACCAGCAACCAAATCAAATACTGTTGATTTCATCTGTATGGTAGTTCCATTGAAGTAAATAAAATTATCACCACTTCCCTGATCTTCACCGACTCTAAAGTTACCAGCACCATCCATATAGACACCTGTATTGTCTGTGGCGTTTATGGAAGAAGCATTTGTACCCAATACCAATTTTGGTGTGGTGTTTTCTAATATGAGTGTTGTTCCACCCTTTAAATCAAATGTTTCGGATTTTATTGTTAGGGATGAACCTGACTGATGTATAAAATTGTTACCATCCCCTTCCACACCGGTTCTGAAATGTCCGTTGGTGTACCAAAAATTATTATTATTTACATAGATTCCGTCAAGTGTGTTGTTAACATTAGTACCTAACTTAATCTGATTTGAATTATCGGTTTTTATATGTACTATTCCTGTAAACGAACCTGTTGTAGCGGTTATAGCACCTTGTAGGAATACGTTTTCTGTGAATAAACCAAAACCAGGTGATGCGTTTCCAAACAATAAACCACTACTCAATCCACTCAAATCACCCAATCTAGCTTTCAGAGCAACATCGTAAACACCACTACCGGTTCTTTCAACGATATCGATATAAGGTGTTGTTGTATCGTTTGGATTTGCATTCAATCTTATGAAACCACTACCACTTACTCCTGTTGATACTATAACCTGACCTGGTTCGAAAGATTGTGAAATGTTTGAGGAATCTCCTAAAGAGCCAGATGAACCAGCACTACCACTTTGATAACCTCTAACGACATAAAGTTTTCCACTAAAATCAGTTTCGCTTGATGGTACATCTCTTGATGCACTTTCAACCAACATATACTCAGTAGCAAATCCTGTGCTACCGACTTTTTTAGCAGATAATATTTCATTAGCTGAGAACCCACTTACATTCACAACACTCATAGTTGTTGCTGTAGCGGCTAAAGTTGATGAACCTGTGAGAGCAGTTGAGTTAGCGATATATAATTGTCCACCTACTGCATTTACGGTTTCCTTTTCAAAAACCGCAGTAGATAGAGTTCCTCTGATTCTTATGTTCTCAAATTCAGCCTCACCATTGTTGGCCGCTGAAATTCTCCAACCTTTTACATTACTGGCAAAATCAGATGATTGAATTGTACCTGATGAATCGATAACTAAATTGTTACTTGTAATTTGAGTTGTGCTTAGTGACCAACTAGCTATCTGATTTTTCGCATCACTAAAGTGAACTATCTCATCAGAAGCAGAAGTTCCGGTTCCATCGAATATCACTAAACCAAAATGATCGGCTGCAGTAGAGTCAACTTCACCTATTCTGACTCTTACTCTGTTCGGTGTTACTGTAACATTTGATATGTAAATTTTATCACCTACGTGTATACCACCTGCAGAGTAACTAAATGATGTATCATCTGTCGGATAGAACCTTACTTGAATTGTTGAAGATCCTGCAGTAAGTGTATGTTCTACTGTAGTCCAAGTTCCTACTACCCCATCATCATATGTACCAGCCCCTACATCACTACTATCACCTACAGCAAATCTAAATCCATTGACACCACTATTTGCACCACCTGTTGAACCAGCATCAGGAATTAAGTAAGTTACTGAAATTGTATAACTCTCACCAGAGGTTACTGAAACATTTCTATATGAGTGTGGAGCTACAAGATTTCCATCTTGAATCATCATCCTATAAACATTATTCTTTGTGGTAGATCCATCAGTCACATTATCTTGATTTCCTGCATGTTCTAACCCAGTAACCCAACCATCAACACCACTAGACCAATCAGATTGATAGGAAACACTACCTGAAGTAAGAACCTCTATTCTAGCAGTCGATGAATCAATATCTAACTTTGTCGTATCTAATTTGAATGTTTCGGTTCTTATATCGAAAGCAGAACCATTAAACGATATATAGTTACTTGCATTGGCAGCTAATTCAAACTTCGTAGTTCCATTATCAGTTCCTAATATCAAACCAGCAGTAGATTGGTCGAATTGTGTAAAATTGCTTTTACCAATCGCCATAAATCTGTCCGATCCGTCATCACTTAGTGTTATTGAGTTAGAAGCCCCAATAGTAATTGTAGATGTTGAACCACCTACAAGTCTTATCTTACCCTCACCTAAACTCATAGATTTTTGTGCGGATGAAATTTCTAAATCTGTAGCGTCTAATTCAAACTTTTCAGATTTTATATCCACATCAGAACCATCAAATTTTATATGTTTGTTAGAACCATCACCGGCGTAGAATCTTCCTGTATTATTACTACTATTATATTGTAGTTGGATGCCAGATTGTCCGTATGTATGGTTCTTAATCGATATCGATTGATTCGAACTATCTAATCTTATTTCATCTGAACTATCTGCTAATCTATTTGCTGACAATACCCAACCACCTATAGAACCAGCAGCCGCAGTAACTGTTCCACTCATGATTGTAGAACCATCAGGTTTAATCTGAAACTTAGATGAACTTATTTGTAAACCACCATTTGAAGCACTTATGTAAGCACTACCAGTAGCACCTACAAAGAACTTAGAAGAACTCATAGTGAGATTTACACCATCGAATTGTATTCTCGATCCTGTTGAACTTCCTATTAATGCTTTTCCTGTTCCATCGAAATAAACACCATTACCACTATTATGCGCAGTCGGTGGTGTTGCTCCAAGTGCTACTTTTCCACTATTTGTTGCACTATCTAATATTATTGTAGTTGCGTCTAAATCAAAGGTTGCTGCTTTTATCTCAATACCACCATCTCCGGTAATCTTTAAAAAATTATTACTAGCAGTATTACCTTTTATTAATACATTACCATCGGTGTCAGCAAAGAAACCACTATTTGTATTGCCTATAGTTGTAGCATTACTCAATGAACCGACTTTGATTGAACCACCAGAATTCAATACCACACTGCCGCCTGATAAAGTTGATGAACCTATTGTCCAACCACCAACCGTACCACCAGATGCTTTAATTTCACCCGACATTGTTACATCACCACCAGCCGTTAGATGAAAATTGGAACTACTTATTTCAATATTACCATTTGAACCACTTACAAATTGATTAGTTTTTTTACCTAAGAAAAATTTTGGTGTTTCCAATGTAATTTCACTACCACTAATAGTAGCTCTTACAGTTTGAATATTTACACCATTACTCGTATCATATCTTAAAAAGTTATTTCCACCATTACCAGCATAGAATCTTGGATTCCCACTATTGAAACCAAATTGTATTCCTTCACTTGCGAAAGTATGAGAGTTTACGGATATTTCTGCACTATTTCCATTTCCATTAAGTCTAATTCCACCGCCTGTGCTCGATATATTATTACCACTTATATTCCATGCAGCAATTTTACCACCCGTGAGTAATGCATTCGAACCTGTTATCTGCCCACTTGACTTCAATCTTAGATTGTTACCACTATCCTTTATCTCATCTGAGGTTATATCGAAACCACCAATAGAAGCTGATACAGTTGTGAGTAAACCTGTAGATGTTATTGATGAACTTGGAGTAGTAGCAGCTGATGGAACTGCGATACTATCAGCAGTAATAGCACCTTGAACTGTTAGTGTATTTCCAACAAATTGTAAGAACTGACCAGATGCTTTATTACCTAACAATATTGCTGAACCTGTAACATCACCTTGTCTGGTCAGATGAAATTTGGATGAACTTATCTCTATGTTTCCATTAGAACCACTAATAAAGTTTGTAGAAGCTTTACCTAAAAAGAATCTTGGTGACTCTAATCGAATTGAACTACCACTTATAACCGCTGTGTTAGTACTTATATCAATAGT